TGTTACCGCCACATGGTCATCGGCGATCTGTTTCCGGCCAGCTCGTCCTTCAAGTGGGCCGGGCCGCTTGAGGTCATAACGCTATGAGTAGCTGGTATCCATTCGGCGGGGTTGGACCTTACGGAACCTATGGGAACCTCGGGCTCTACGGGGCACTCGTCGTCTACGGCAGCCTCAATCTAACCGTCACGTCTCCTCAGCAAGTTTTCACGGAGGTGATCACGCTTAATGAAATCAAGTCGTTTCTCAAGGTACCGCAGCGGTCACCAATCGACCCAGAGGAGGATGCGCAACTCACGGAGTTCATTTCTGCGGCTCGCGAGCAGGCGGAAATACTTCAGAACCAAGATCTCGTGCAAAAGCAATTCGACCTGTGCCATGACTATTGGCCGTCGTATCGGGTTGAGATGCGCAAGCCGCTTCAGTCCGTTGATCTGGTGCAGTACACGGACTCTAACGGCGACGTCACGGCAATGGTGGAGGACGTTGACTACATCGTGGATGCCTCAAAGGGTCCAGGCATCCTGGCGCCGCCCTATAACGCAACCTGGCCGACGTTCACGCCATGGCCAAGCTCTGCAATCCTTGTGCGCTTCACCAGCGGCTATGCGTTGACCGATCCATTCTGGCAGGGCCCTGGGGCACGCATTAAGACCGGAATGAAGCTACTGATCTCGGCGTGGTATAACAACCGGCTCCCGTTTGAAAAGGGTGCTGGCCCAGGGCAGGAATATCCGTACACCGTGACGTCCTGCCTCACATACGGCGCGAACGTTAGGGCGAGGTAAAACTGATGTCGTCGTGGCCGAAGGTTGATCCGGGCAAGATGGTTCACCAGATTACGTTCCTGCAGCAGGTTAAGGGAACGAATATCTCCGGCACGGTGATGACGTGGGCTCCTTGGTTAACCACCTGGGCATCAATTGATCCTGTGCGCGGGATTGACATGCTCAAGGCTGGGCAGGACGTCACCCAGGTTTACCTGACAATAAAGATTCGCTGGCAGACCGGCATTCTGCCAAACATGCGGATCCAATCCGACATGGGCGAGACCTATATCATTCAGGCAATCGAAAACCCAGGCGAGCGCAACGTGATTCTAGTGTTGACGTGCCTCGCCATGGGGCTTAATCAATAACGCAAGATCCAACAGGGAGGAGAGATGGGCACAATGAAAGGGAAGTCAAAGAGACAGATTGAAGTCGTAGAGCGGCCCGCAAAGGCTTCGCAACTGACCGTTTCACAGGTGAACGCGCCGGAGTATCGCGAGGGCTATGCCAACAGCGTTGAGGTGAAGTTGAGTGTCTGGGACTTCCGTCTCAAGTTCGGCAGGACCGCGCAGACCGCTGATAATCTGACCGTGAACGTCTTTCAAGCCATCGACCTCAGTCCGCAACAGGCGAAGGCCGTGTGGAATCTTCTCGGACAGCACCTGGCCCAGTATGAACAGACATTCGGTCCGATCAACCTGCAACAGGTGAGCGCGCCGGCAGCAGAGCAGCCCGTGGGCGCAGGAAGCACCCGGCCGCAGTAGTGGACATCACTGTAAACGTTCTAGACCTCGAAGGTGTAGAGGGTGCACTCCGGGATGCCGGTCCGAAGCTCGCCAAGCGTGCTCTGCGTGCTGGCCTGAATGCTGGCGCGGATACTATGGTTGCGGCAGTAAAGGCGCTAGCCCCAGTGCTCAAGGAGGGCACGCCACAGCGCGAGCCTGGCGAGCTTCGCGACTCAATACATTCAAAGATCAAACTCTCGGCCAAGGAAGAAAAAGGTTATGCACTAATCGGTCCTGAATACAAGAAAGAGGATGGTAGCCAGTCTCCAGGTCTATACGGCCTTTTTGTAGAGTTCGGCTCCGTGCACGGCGACAAGCAACCTTTCATGCGTCCAGGCTTCGACGAGTCAAATCGGGCAGCGCTGGATGCCTTCACCGCGGTGATGCGCCAAGGTGTCGATTCACTAAAATCATGATTGAACAAGGATTCGTGGAGCTTGTCCAGGGTGACGCCGGCGTCAGCGCGATAGCTGCGACAGGCGGGTTTAACGCCCAGTTGCCACCGGACTTCGTATTGCCGACATGGACCTATGCTGTTGTTTCAGATCCCACTGATTATCTTCTGAGCGGTCCAGAAACACTCGCGCCGCGCCGAATACAGGTTGACTGCTACGGAAGCACGGCCGCAGACGCAATCTCATTGGCCAAGGCCATCGACCTTGTTGCAAGCGGCTACAGGGGCACGCTCACGGATCCCGATGCAACCGTGGTGCAAGGCTGCTTTCATACAAACACTCTGGACTTTTTTGATACCGGCAGCAGGAGCTTCCGGCGAATGCTCGAGTATCTGATCTGGTCAGACTAGAGTAGCCAGAATCATCGCCACGTCCACAAGGTCGCTCGGTTGAGCGGCCTTTTTTATTGCCCAACCACACGTCACCCACGGAGACCTAAAACCGCCATGACCACATCGACCAAAGCATCCATTGGCTATCTTGCAACGTTCTCGATTGCCAACCCTGCCGTTAGCCCGCTGTCTTATGTGCAGATGGCGGAAGTTAAGAGCATCAAGCCCAGCATCGCGAGCATACCGTCGATTGACGCAACACATCTTCAGAGTCCCAACGCTACTGAGGAAAAACTGCCTGGACTGATAAAGCCTGGGACCGTTGAGATGAGCGGCAACTTTATCGGGGACACGACGCAGCTCAGCATCCTCAGCATGGCGGAAAGCCGCTCCGTATTTCCATTCAAGATCACCGCGCCTATTAACTCGGGCACTCAAGTCTACACGCTGTCTGGCGAAGGATTTATCTCGAAGTATGACAACGGTCCATATGAACCGAGCAAGCTGAGTGAGTTCACGATGACCATCGAGATGACCGGCACTGTTACCGAAACTGTCGTTTAAGGGAGTAGCACGTGACGAAGAAACAGTTGGCGGACAGGCTCATCGAAAAGGTTGAGGTACGACTCGACGGTGCTGACTGGCCAATCGTGATCACACATAACGTGCTGATCGACTGCGAAGAACTTACTGGGCTGAACGTACTGACCGGAGAAGCGAACATTGTGCGTCCGTCGGCCAAACTGATACGCGCACTGCTGTATCTCGCTCTGAAGCGCGCCGGGGCAAAATACACACTTGAGCAGATCGGTGACATGATCGGCCCTCACAACATCGCCATGCTTCAAGAAGGACTACTCAAGGCGTGGGCTGCCTCAATGCCAGCGGAGGGGGATGTAGCGGACCCTATTCGGGCGGTCGAGTAGGACCGCCGATCACTTGGCTAGACGCCTGGGCAGTTGCCCGACAGGAACTGCAACTGACAGACGACGAGTGGCTGGAGATGACACCGCGCCAGCTTCACGCGCTACGCAAGCGACAGCTCCAGCAGTTACAGCGTGAGGAGTTGCTCGTCGGTATCATCGCGGCGACCTCCGCGAATTACTCATTTTGTCGCCCTGACAGGCCCCTCAGCCCAGAGGTCTTCATGCTCCACAAGCTGCCACCGCAGCCACTCAAGCCGGTCACTGGCGAAGACATCATGGCAGCCTTCGCTCACATCAAGAAACGCCAACCAACGAAAGGAGCAGCATGAGCGTTGTTATTGGTACGTTGACCATCGATCTTCAGGCAAACACTGCCTCCTTCTCAAAATCGATGGACAAAATGTCGCAGCTCTCAGCGAAGACTGCGAACGACATCAAACGATCCCTTGAGAAGATGGCCGTCGCGGGAGTCGCGATGGCAGCAGCTATTGCCACCGGCACCGCGGCGCTGATCAAGAGTTCTATCGACTCGGCCTTTGCACTGACCAAGGCGGCCCAGGCAGCTGGCACAACGACAGAGCGCATGTCGGAGCTAAACTATGCTGCGAAGCTCAACGGAACGTCGCTGGAGACCGTCACCAAAGGGCTGGAGAAGCTGAGTCAATCCGCCTTCAAGGCGCAGAACGGAAACGTCCAGCTCGAACACATCTTCAGCAGGCTTGGCGTCACCTACCTGGACAGCAACGGGAAGCTCAGGGACTCCGGCCTAATGATGCAGGACGTGTCAATCAAGTTCGCGCACATGGCGGACGGCGCCGGGAAGACTGCGCTTGCGATGGCGCTCTTCGGTAGGGGCGGCGCTGCAATGATCCCGATGCTTGACGAGTACGGGCGCAAACAGGCTGAGATCAACGACGAAGCGCATCGCTTCGGGCTGGTGCTGTCAACCTCAACGGGTGAGGTCGCGGTCAAGGCTCATGACGATCTGGAGAAGCTAAAAGCCGTCTTCGAAGGGATGGGCTTCTCTCTGATGGCGGCGACGCTACCGGCGCTGGAAGAGCTGCTCAGCAAACTGGTTCAGCTTGCGAGCGCGGGCAATCTTCAGGACTTGGCCAAGACGTTCGGCGGTGGCGTCACAACGGCGATTCGCTTCATGGGCGACGCCCTGGGGTTTGCGGTAGCTCATGCGCACGCCCTAAAGATTGCGCTCGAGGCGCTCGTCGCGATCCAACTGGGCAAGATCGCGATACCGCTTATCGCAGATCTTGCCGGCGGCGGAATCGAGAAAGCTGGTGCGGGAGTCGCCCGGCTCGCGGTCAGCCTTTTGGGTCTTGGTCGGGTTCTGCCACAGCTCACCGCGTTCGCTAGTTGGGCAAGCTATACAGCGCGATTCGTGGCTATGCTGGCGTCGGAGGAAGGCATCGCGGCCGCGGCGAGCTACGTACTCGGCGGCGCCTTCGCCACTGTGCTGGGACCGGTAACCCTGACAATCGGCGCTATCGCGGCGTTAGGCCTGGTGCTGTTCAAGTTCCGAAACAGCGTCTTTAGCCTCGCGGGCACGACATACCAAATCCGTGACATCTGGAATGCCGCCTGGATCGTCATGGGCAAAGCACTGTCCTGGGTTGGCGGGGAGTTCATGAAGCTCGTGAACGTCATGCGCGGCGCGTGGACCAGCTTCATGGCGTGGTTCGCCGGGTCGGCCATCGTCGCGCTGTTCAAGAAATGGTTCGGCGAAGCTCTTACGTGGGCAGCCGGTATTCTCGGACAGCTCGCGCCGAAGTGGGCCATCAACGCTTTGGACCAAGCGAAGGCCGAGCGTGAAGCAAAAGGAGCGACCACGGGGGTTGCGCCGACGCCTGGAGCTAAGCCGGCGCTGCCACCAGCAGATACCTCCGGCCTGGGTAAGCAGACGACGGACGATCCGACGAGCAGGCTCCTGGCGGATCTTCAGGAGAAGGTTGCCGAGTCCGCACAAGTGGTCGCCGCATCCGGCTTGGAAGAAGAGGCGCAGCGAAAGGTTGCCGCGCAAAACAAGGCCAGCAACGAGATCATGAAGCTGGGCCAGGAGATTGCCAAGGCGACTCACAACCAGACGAAGGACTATGTGTCTTTGGTCGACGCTGCGACGCAGGCCATCATTCGCCAGGACAATGCGCAGCTCTCTGACAACGACGCTAAGGCGAAGCTAAACGACATCATCGGCGTGGGATCGCGCGCGACCGCGCTGAGCATAAGCCAATCCGGTTTGATGATCGCAGCCATGAACAAAGGCAGCGATGCTGTTGCGCGGCAGAGTGCGCTCGATGAAGCCTGGAACGAGCTGCGCTCGAAGGGCGCGACTCTGGATCAGATACTCGCTCGTTCGGCGGATCTCTATCGTGCTGGACTGGCGAAGGAGAACGAGGAGATTGCCGCCAACGTGATTGGCATGAAGCAGGAGCTGACGGCGCGGCAGCTCGTGACCGCCGCAACGTTGGGAAGCATCGACGCGCAGCGAGCCGCGGCGCAGGCGGCGAAGCTGGTCGCGCTGGATAAACAAATAGCGGATGCGCCTGAAGCGATGAGGAAAGGGCTCATGAATGAACGTGCCGCGGTGGTTGCGCTTACCAATGCGGAGTATGCAGAAGCAGACGCGAAAGAAGCTCTCACGTTACTGTCGCCCTATGAGCAGTACGTTCGCGAGCTAGACGCGCTAAACCACGCGGAAGCTGCTCTCGTAACGCTTCGCGGCACTGCGCTGAGTTACGGAGAACAGATGGAGGTGAACGCACGGCAGCAAGAGTTATTCAACAAGATGGTCGACCGAACGGTTGACGATCTCTTGCGCCAAGACAGCGCAATGGCAGGCGTGGATGCATTCTTTCTTAACATGGAGAAGCAGGCAGAGACGGCTTCAAAGATTATTTACGACGCGCTGAACTCAACCTTTACAAAGCTCTCCACCAACCTGACATCGCTAATCACGGGGGGTAAGGCAGACTTCGGAAAGATGTTTAAGGATATCGGCAAGGAGATGCTCGACTCGTCGCTCAAGTCGGGCATGCAGAGAGGCCTCGGCGCTCTTGCAAAGAGCGGTGTGCTCGGCAAGGGGATGAGTGGCATCCTGGGCGACGCGGTTGCTGGCAAGGCTGACGGCTCGAAGAACAGCCCGTTCTACGTGAAGATGGCAGACGGCGGTTTTGGCAGCGGCCCAGGCGGTGACGTTGGCAATCTTGGCGAAGGTAGTGGCGGCGGCGATGGCGACGATGACAGCGGGAGCGGTGGCGGCGGGTTAAACAAATTATTTGCAGGTCTTCTCGGCAGCCTAATCCCGCACGCTTCAGGCGGTGCGATGTCACCCGACAGCGCATATCTTGTTGGCGAGCAGGGACCGGAAATCATGTCGGGCGCGTCCGGAAACATCACAAGCAACGCAGGGTCACAGCGTATGTTATCCGAGTCAACCGGAGCCGCGGCCTATTACACCATCGACGCGCGCGGCACTGATCCCGCATTGACAGAACAGCGCACGCGACAGGCAATCATTGCGGCGCACGGCTCCGCGATCAATAGGTCGCTTCAGGCAGGCGCCGAGCACGACAAGCGCGTTCCGGCTAGGCGGTAATCGAAAATGTCGACCTTCAACGGGTTGCCCATCTTGCAGATGCCGTCTGTACCATCAGCGCCTCAGACGGTTGAGTTTACGGCTACAGAAATTGTCGCTGTAAGTCTGTCTCCGTTCACGGCGCAAGTGCAGACGCAGGACTGGCAGCAAGGCTGGCTCGAGGTATCCATCTCGATGCCGCCGCTGACGCAAAAGCAGGCTCAGCAATGGATCGCGTTTCTGATGAGTCTGCGAGGTCAGCTCAACGTCTTTCTGTGGGGCGATCCGCTCGCAGTGGCTCCGCAAGGCAGCGGCTTGGGTACGCCGGTTGTGTTTGGTGCTTCGCAGACGGGCTACACGTTAACGACAACAGGCTGGTATACAGACGCGCTCAACGTGCTCTTGCCTGGGGACTGGATCCAGATCGGGTTTCGCCTCTATCGCGTTGTTTCACCGGTGAACTCAGACGGCGCCGGCAACACGACGATCAGCATCTGGCCACCTCTGCGCGAGTCACCGACAGTCGGCGCACCGCTCATTCTCAGCAACGCCAAAGGACTGTTCCGCTTAAAGAGCAATGTCCGCAAGTGGTCCGAGACTGAGGCGCGCTATTACGGAATGCAGTTTGAAATCAAGGAGGCGCTCTAAGTGTCACGCCCGATGACCCCAGCGCAACTCGCTGCGATCACGTCGCCCAACATTCAGCCAGCCCTCTTTGTTGTGGCGTCGTTTGCTTCGGGTCCGGTCTACATGTGGAGTGGCATCGGTACGACGGTGTGGGGCGGCAACACTTGGAAAGGTATCGGGACTCTCGGCTCTGTCGCGACGATCGAGGAAGGCGCAACGATTGAAGCGAAGGGGATCACGTTGACACTGAGCGCGATGGACCCGACGTTGCTGACAGGCATCACCGACGAGTTTCAGGTTGGTCTACCCGTCATCGTGTATCTGGGTTTCTTCGCGGCGGGAGCACTTATCGACACGCCGCTCATTGCCTGGTCGGGGCGGATGGACCAACCAACGCTGGACGTGGACGGAAGCACTGCAAGCATCTCGATTGCTTGCGAAAACAGACTTGTCGAAATGAATGTCGCAGTCGACCGCCGCTATACGAACGAGGATCAGCAGCTCGACTATCCCGGCGATACCGGCCTGTCCTTCGTCAACGCCATCCAGGACGTCACCATCTTCTGGGGCCACACGGCTTCCTGCGTCAATAATCTCTAACGCTCATGTTGATACGGCGCAG